GTTAGAAGAGTAAATATAATAGAGGGAAGCAGAATGGAAACTTATGGAAGAGCAATTACAAGGATTGATTGGAGAATGGGGCTGGATGGCTGCAGCTGCTTTTGCATTAATGATGTTTCGTGCTACCTTAGAAAATGTTTTAGAGTCGTTAAAGATATTTTTAGGAAACGACTTGAATACGGACGATGTGATACATTTAAATGGAAGACCAGCAAGAGTAGTAAGAGTTGGTGTATGGAAAACAATATTTTTTGTGTATGATATTGGATGTGCAAATGGTAAACCTTATGTTAAGGGCGGTTGTAAAAAAGCTGTACAAAATGATAAACTTAAAGATTACGAAATAGAAAAGCCACTTCCTATGTTAGATTTATCTAAATGGGATGATTGTAAAGAGGAGGAATAATAATGGCTAAAGTATCAAAAGAACATAAATTAAAAGTTATAGAGTCTCAAAAAAATAGACGAATAAAAAAAGCTAGGAAAACTAGGGAACAGAATATTAAAAATATACCTAAAAAAGTTAGTGGATTAACAGAAAGATACCTGAAAAAACAAATTCAAAATGTATTTGAAGCAGATAGTACTGCAGCTGTAAACAGAGCTAATAAACAAAAAAGAAAATATTTTAATAATACTTACGAAGAAGGTAAATAATGGCTAAAAAAAGACAGGATAAGAAAGCGTTACGAGTAAGAGATATATTTGATAATGTTAATACTGGTAATAGACAACAATGGGAATTTATAAACCAAAAAGGTTTTGATTTTGCTAATGATAATCAGTTATCTGCTGATGACAAAGAGATTTTAGAAGAACAGGGTATGCCTACATTTACTATTAACAGAATAATACCTGTTGTAGAAATGTTAAACTATTATGCTACTGCTAATTCTCCTAGATGGCAAGCAATAGGTACAGAAGGTAGTGATAGTGATGTTGCCGCTGTATTTTCAGATATGGCTGATTATGTATGGTATCAATCTAATGGTCAATCTTTATTATCTAATGCTATAAATGATTGTGTTGCTAAATCTATTGGTTATTTACTTGTTGATGTAAATCCTGATGCAGACCAAGGTATGGGAGAAGTTGTTATAAAACAGCCTGACCCATTTGATGTTTATGTTGACCCTAAGTCTAGAAGTTTATTATTTGATGATGCTGCATATATTATGATACGTAAAGTATTGCCTAGAACACATTTAATGAATGAGTATCCTGATGCTAAACGTAAAATTAAAAATGCTAATTCATATGATAATAGTACATATAACTATACAGAAAAAGTATTTGATGAAACTCAAAAAGATTTTAGTGCTAAAGATATATTAGAAGAGTCTACTACAGATATATTAAATGAAGAAGATTCAGGAAAAGCAGATTTAATTGAATATTATGAGTTGTTTGAAAAAGAACAAACATTATACGTTAATATGTTTTATAAAGTTCCTCCTAATCCTGCTATTGTTCAAAAAATTAAAAAACAAGTGCAGTTACAGGTGCAAGATATGCAAGCAGAATTAAGTGTTGCATTTAAAGAAAAACAATTATTACTAGCTCAACAAGTCCAAGCAGGTCAAATATTACCTGAAAGAATGGAATTAGAATTAGATAAAGAAACAAAGGCTATGGCCGAAAAAATTAAAGTTGCAGAAATGCAATTTGAAAATGAGTTACAAAAACAAAACTCTATAATAGAAAACAAAATAGTTACTAAAAATGAGTTTGATGTTTTATTAAAAGATAAACAATTTTCATCACTTATTGTTGATAGTGTAAAGTTTTATGACTCAAGAATTAAAAAAACCTGTGTAGTTGGAGATGTCTGTATTTACGAAAAGTACTTACCTATGAATATCAAAGATTATCCTTTGATACCTTTTCACTACAAATGGACTGGCACTCCGTACCCAATAAGTGCAGTATCTCCGCTCATAGGTAAACAACAAGAGTTAAATAAAGTGCATCAACTAATGGTGCATAATGCATCTCTTGGTAGTAGTTTAAGATGGATGTATGAAGAAGGTTCTATTGATGTAGAGCATTGGGAAAAGTATGCTGCTGCTCCTGGAGCATTATTACCTCTTAGAAGTGGTTTTAATGCGCCTACCCCTGTAATGCCTTTTCAGTTACCTAATGCATTTTTTGGTATATCAGGTGAAGGTAAACAAGATATGGAATACTTAGCAGGTATATATTCTTCTATGCAAGGTGATACTAAACAAACTAAAGATATGCCTTTTAAAGGTATGCTTGCTATAGATGAGTATGGTACTAGAAGAGTTAAGTATTGGTTAAAGCATTCTATAGAACCAGGACTAAAACAAGTAGGTGAACTTGTAAAACAATATACACAATCTGTTTATACTGCTAATAAAGTATTTAGAATTATACAACCAAGTGCAATACAAGAAGAAAAAAGAGTTGAAATTAATATGCCTGTATATAATGATATGGGAGAAGCTATTGGTAAGTTTATGGATTATGGTGCTGCAAAGTTTGATGTAAGACTTATAGCAGGTTCTACATTACCAGTTAATAGATGGGCATACTTAGCAGAGTTAAAAGAATTAATGAAAATGGGAGTTGTGGATGATGTTGCTGTACTTTCAGAAACAGATATTAAGAATAAAGACAAAATTATTAAACGTAAATCTTTATATTCACAAATGAAATCTCAATTAGATAGTATGAAAAAACAAGTACAAGATAAAGAGGGAACTATTGAAACTCTTGAGAGACAACTTGTACAGGCAGGCATTAAAGGTAAAGTAATGCAAGGTCAAATGGAAGTTAGTAGAAAAACTGCAGAAGCTAAAGCTCTTCAAGATATGGAAGCAAAAGAAACTAAAATGTTCCAACAAAAAATACGTGAAGATAATAAAAAGCATGCAGAGTCTCAACAACAAAGAATGACTGAAATTTTAAATAACTTGCCTAATTCAAATAAGGGTGAGTAAATTACAGATAACAAATAGGAGAAAATAATGATAGAAGAAACAACTGGTAACTCAAATCCATCTAACGAAGTATCTAATAAAGATGCTCAAAAGGGTGTATTTGACTCTAGTGATTCTTTTTTTGATGCTCTAGACAATGATGTTAATGGTGCAGTTCTTGAAGAAGAACAATCAAGGGAAGTTCAACAAGAATCAAACGAGTCAATTACAGAAACAGCAACTCAGGAAACTGACCCTGTTAAAGAAAATGACAATGATACAATAGACTGGGAAAAAAGATATAAAGATTCCAGTCGAGAAGCTCAAAGGTTAAATGCCGAACTCCAAGAGTTCCAACCAATTAAACCTTTAGTTGATTACATGAAAAGAGATAGTGGACTAGTGGATACTATTCGAGGCTACCTGCAAAATGGTGGACAAACGCCTCAATCAGTACAAAATCAACTGAACTTATCAGAAGATTTTATATTCGATGGGCATGATGCAGTTACTGACCCTAAGTCAGAATCTGCTCAAGTACTTAATCAAATGGTAGATGCTACTGTTCAAAAACGAGTCAACAATATATTGGATAAAGAAAAACAAATTGCAATGCAAAATCAAGCAAAAAAAGAAAAACTTAATGAAGCACAAGAGTTTATGAAAAAAACTGGAATGTCTGAAGAAGATTTTACTGAAATGCTAAATAATGCTAAAGATAAAAAGTTTACTTATGATGATATGTATTATTTAATGAATCGTGGAAAAGTTGAACAAAATGTAGCTAATTCTACCAAAACTGAGATGCTTAATCAAATGAATAAAGCAAGACAGATACCTACGTCTCAAGGTGGAACAAATAGCGCTCCTAAACCGACTAAGTCAGAGGACGATAATATATTTGATGCACTAATAGGCGCAGATGGAGGTCTAAACGATTTATTTAGTTAAGTAATCTCTTAATAAACTTGTAAAGGAGATTACAAATGGCAGATAATTTTAAATTATCCGACTTAAGTGTTGGGACTGCTCCAAATGCGAGCAATCCTGGTACAGGGTCTTCCCTAAATACAGGCGATTTAAGAAGAAGG